ATTCATATCAATATACCGCAAGTATAGATTCTAGGTTTGATGTACCAACTATATTAACTGAAGTTGAATTAATAAATGCTAATGTTGTTGTTGGACAAAATGATTATGAAACATTAGGATTTGGTATTTATGCACAAAGTGGTTCTGCTATAAGAACTTACTACGATAAAGATGGTAATCTTAAAAAAGAAAGAATCAGAATACAACTTGTAAAAGAAAAGAAAACGAGAGAAGTTCTCAAATACAAAGTTTTAAATGCAGATGGTAGAGGAGATGAAAGAGGTGGATTTGAACTTACATCTTCCGTATATTATGAATCATATGTAAATGTTCAACTATTTTCAGGCTCAAATCAATTTACATCTTCAAATGTAAACATAGAAGTGACACCATTAGATGGATACTTACCAACGCATTATAGAAACACAACTGACTTAACAAGAGGATTACAAAATTCGTTTTATAAAGGTTCAAAAAATACTGCAGCAACTACGTTAGATGGTACGCCTCCTGTTGAAACATTCTTAACCAATCCAAACACATTAAGAGTTAATAAAGCAGGTAGAGATGCAAGTGAACCTATATTGGAAGTAGAATAACGGAATTTTAAAATATTTATATTTATAAACAAAGATAATTAAAAAACTATGGGATATTTAAGTAATAATGAATTGACAGTTGATGCAATTCTTACTAAAAAAGGTAGAGAAAAATTAGCAGCAGGCTTGGGTTTAAATATTACCCAATTTGCTTTAGCAGATGATGAAATTGATTACTCTTTATATGAGCCAGCACATCCATTGGGTTCGGCTTATTATGATGCGGCAATCAAAAATATGCCTGTATTAGAAGCATCTCCTGATGAGACTCAGGTGATGAAATATAAAATTGTAACACTTCCAAAAAATACTACAAGAATCCCAGTTGTAGAATTTGGTGTTCCTAACGTAGCAGTTAATCAAAGAAGTGGTGAGGTTTCATTATCTCCAACTACATCTCCTGCCGGAAATAGAAGATTAGGATACACAATTGTATTATCTAATAAAAACGCTGGTGATATTGTGGGTGAAGGTGTAACAGCAGATGTTGGTACTGTTCCAATTTTCATTGGTGATGATGTATCAGCAACCGCAGCAGTTGCAAAGGGATTAACTTTCAAATTTATTCCAAACCCATCTTTAACTTCGACTATCAAAACAACTATAACTGTTTATGGTAACGAAACCGGTGGTTCACAAACTATTCCAGTAACAGTAACATACGTTCAATAATATAAACTATGGCAGTAATAAGAGATAATAGAGGAGCCCTTTTAGCAAGTAATTTATCACAATACTTGGCAGGTGCAGCTAACACCGCAGGAACTCCCGTTGATACAAACGAATTAGTAAACATTGTAAACCAATTCTTAGGACAAGGTGAACAAATTAGTGCCGATGTAACTACCGTAACAAATGGTATTTACAAAAAGTTTGGTGCTATTGATAAAGTAACAAATAGAACCGAAGTTGTAACTTCTGGTATTTGGAGTGGTGATGCAGGTTCTTTAAACGCATTCTACTCATCATCAGAACAAAGTTCATCGGTAAGTGGTAAATATTATTTAGATGTTTACAACGAACACTATACATCAGCATCAGCTGAAGTTCAGTTTTCTATTGCATACGCACACATTAGTGGAGGCGGTGTACCAACATTATCTCAAACCGATAGTTCAACTTTAGCAAGTAAAGCTATCTATTCTCAAATGAGAAACTTATTGTTGGATAGTGCAGATACATACTTTAGTGTTTATAATGGTTCTACCGAAGGTGGACACAACTTAGAGCATTTCTACGCATTAAACGTTAACAGAGCTAGATACAAAGAAAAATTAGACCCAGGTAATATTCAAATCGATTTATCAGGTTCAGCAGGATTGATAACACTAATTGATGATTCAGGTCAAACTGAAACTGTTGGTTCAAGCGGTAGAGTATTTAATATGGTAAGTGGTGCATTGAATATCGGTACTGGCAACGAAGGTACAATTAATTCAGTAACGGCATCAAACGGATTAGGATGGGGATTATTCTATCCAGATGCAGGTGTTATCATTTTAAACCCATCAGCAATTAGAGCAGGAGTTGGAACAACATTTGTTTCAGCATCAGCGGCTAACACATATAGTAACGTAACTAATATGCACAATTTATTTGATGCATTTAAAAAAGGAGAAGATTTCCAAGCTCGTAGAACTGAAAACGTTTCTACTTCACATTATTTCGTAAGAGCTAACAATAGAGAATTCAATTTCTCAAACAACCCAACATTTGTAACCGGCTCAACTGGTCAATTTGTTCAACCTACTTTTGAAAGAGACCCTAAAGTGTATATTACTACTGTAGGTCTTTATGATGATGCTAACGAATTATTAGCAGTTGCAAAAGTATCTAAACCAATTGAAAAATCATTTGATAAGGAAGTTGCAATTAAGGTTAAATTAGACTTTTAATCAGAGAGTAACTTATACCGAACTATTAATGAATAGGCTAGACCCAACTCCAAAAAAGTTGGGTTTTTAGTTTCAAAGATATTTATATGTGATATGTTAAAAAGAATACCAAAATCGGATATTAGTATAAGGCCTTTTAAGGCTTATAAAGAGTGGGATAGAACAACGTCAAATGCTTCGGTTTTTGAAGCAGAAAATGTTTTATATTCTAATAGTACTACCGAATCCGTGTCCGAAGGATATTTAAATGGGTTGGTATATAATAAAGCATCCGTTTATGGTCAACTTAGAAGTCAATTTTATAATGGAAATGAAGATAACCCATTTATAAGATTTGGTTCTAAAAAAAATTACTACGAAACTGCTACCTTAGCAAAGGAAAGATATTTTGAAGATTATGCAAAAATAATCAGTATTCCGCAAATCGCAGTAGGCGAAGGTATAAAAAAGTTTTCAGTTACATTGGTTGATTCATCTGCAACATATGTGGATGATGGATATGGTAATATACAAGACCCAAGAGATAGTATAATCGTATCACTAATTGATAATTATACAAATGAGGTAAACTTTATAGATTATACTAATATTGAATATAGTGCTTCATCTCCAAATGTACCAACTGTATTCGTTGATATTCAAAATGAAGAAATAGAAATCATATATCAAGGTGATACATATTTTCAACAATTAATATCATATGATGTACAATCCGGTGTATTGATTGCAGATGATTTACCATTCTTACCAGATGCAGCACAGGGAATAAAAATAGGTAATGTATTCTATACGCAAGGTTTAATAGTATTGACAAGAGATGCGGCAAGTAGATTAAATAGTGGTTGGACTTTAGATTATAAATCAACTGAAACCATTTACGAAAACGAATTCTTATTAATAGTTCAGCCCGATGAATTTAACGTTTCACAAAACCCATCAGCAGTAGAAGTTGTTGGAGCAGAAACTTCTACATATGTAGATAGTAATGGTATAGTTAGAAAAGTAACAACAAACCCTGGCGTAAAATACATTCGTAAAAAATCCGTACTAGAAAACGGAGATATTTTGGATTATAGATTTAGTGGAACTACCGGAAGTGTTAAAGCAGGATTTGAACATTGGGAAGCTAGTGGTTCAGTAGATTCAACAGGTTCATTCTTAGCACCATTTATTACAACAATAGGATTATATGATGATAATTGTGATTTGGTAGCTGTGGCTAAACTCCCACAACCAATTAAATCAGACCCAGAATTACCTGTAAACTTTATTGTTCGTTTTGATACTTAACTTATATTTATATTAAACAATAGAAACTATGTCAAAGATTTTAGATTTATACAATGCACAAAAAGCAGCACTTGGTGTTGATAAAATTTCATTTGATGCGGGTGTTAATGCAAAGACTCCATATAGCACAAATGATTTAAAAAAAGTAGATGACCAAATTTTAACTGCTGCAAAATTTAAAACAGGCAGAGGAGGAGAAGTAGCATCTTCACCAAAGTACTCTGATTCTGCAAAGAAATAATCATTTAATGGCTAAAAAAGTTACAAAAAAGAACAACTCTAAATGGGTTGCTAAAAAGTATGGGTTCAAATCCGGTCTTGAAGAAAATATTTCCAATCAAATTGCTAGTAGAGGAATTGAGGTTAAATATGAATCCGAAAAGGTGGCTTATATTATACCTGCTTCTGAACATACTTACAATCCTGATTTTAAGTTACCAAATGGAATTATTATAGAAACTAAAGGTAGATTTGTTATAGCAGATAGAAAGAAACACCTATTAGTTAAACAACAACATCCAGAACTGGATATCAGATTTGTTTTTACAAACTCTAAGAATAAAATCAACAAAAAATCCAAAACCACATACGCAGATTGGTGCGAAAAGAATGGATTTAAATACGCAGATAAAGAAATACCAGAAGAATGGTTTTTATAACCATAAAAATTTGGTAATTTCAAATATTTGTAGTATATTTGGTTTGTGTTAAGTAGCAATGATAAAAATAAGGTAATTACTGCCCTTACTAATGTATTGGGCAACGGCGTAACCCTAAAAGGTAACGAAATTGCATATTACTGTCCATTTTGTAATCATCATAAACCCAAATTGCAGGTAAATACCGAAACCCAAAAATGGCATTGTTGGACTTGTAATAGTGGTGGTAAGAAATTGACATCACTTCTTCGTAAATTAGATGTAGATAGAAAAACTATATCCGTAATCAGAGAAATATACGGAGATAGTAATTGGACACCTCAGCAAGAAGATGCCGAAACAAAGGTATTTATTTCACTCCCAAAAGAATTTATTAGTTTAGCTGAAGAACCAAAGGGATTTAATCCTGAATATAAACACGCTTTATATTATCTAACACAAAGAGGGATTGGTATAAAAGATATTATAAAATACAATATTGGATATTGTAAAGAAGGATTATACTCACGAAGAGTAATTATACCATCATATAATTCAGATGGTTCGTTAAATTATTTTATTTCTCGTTCTTATTACCCAGAAGAGAAGATGAAGTATAAAAATCCACCAATTAGTAAAAATATTATTTGCTTAGAATCACAAATAAATTGGAATGAGCCAATTATATTATGTGAAGGTGTATTTGATGCAATTACAATTAAAAGAAATGCTATTCCATTGTTAGGTAAATTTCCATCCAAACAATTGGTGGAAAAAATCTTTATGAGTGGTGTTAGTGATATTGTTATTTCATTAGATAATGATGCAATTAATGAAGCATTGAAAGCAGCTGATTATTTTAGAAAGAATGGAATAAATGTTAAAATGATGTATCTAAAAGATAAAGATGCATCTGAAATGGGTTATGAAAGATTTTATGAAGAACTAAAGAAAACTAAAGAGTTTTCATCAGAAGATTTATTATTAAACAAAATAAATTCATTATGAGTTTAAAAAGAATTTACCATATTGCGGATATTCATATTCGTAACGTACAAAGACACAAAGAGTATAGACAAGTGTTTGAAAAGATGTTTGAAGAAATTCGTAAAAGAGGTACGGAAGATTCAATCATTTATTTAGCAGGTGATATTGCTCATGCTAAATTGGAATTATCTCCTGAATTGGTTAGAGAGATTAGTTGGCTATTTACGGAATGTTCTAAACATTGTGAAACAATCCTTATTGCAGGTAATCACGATTGTAATATGAATAACTCCGATAGGTTAGATGTTTTATCGCCTATTGTAGATGCTTTAAATCTAACAAATTTTCATTATCTTAAAGATACGCAAGTATATTCCATTGGTGGCGTAGATTTCGCTGTATTCAGTATTTTTGATAAAAAAGAAAACTGGCCTAAAGCAGATACATTATTCGGAAATAAAAAGATTGCATTATTCCACGGACCTGTTGATAATTCACAAACGGATGTAGGTTATGTAGTAAGTAGTAGACATTTTACAACGGATATGTTTGATGGATATCATTTAGCATTATTGGGTGATATTCACAAAAGACAAACTATGATTTCTCCAAGTGGTTGTAAAGTAGTTTACGCCGGCTCATTAGTACAACAAAACTTTGGTGAGAGTTTAAACGGACATGGACTCTTAGTTTGGGATGTACCATCATTGAAATATGAAGCAATTGATATTCCAAATGATTATGGTTATTATACATTAGATGTAGATAATGGAGTAGTGCCTGTTGTAACGGATATGCCAAAGTATCCGAGATTGAGAGTACGTTTATCTAATACTGATACGGCTGATACCAAAAAGGTAATGACCGAAATAAAAATGAGATACGGAGTGGATGATTTTACAATTATCAGAACCGATTCATTTAACAAACAAAAGACAGGTAATAGATTAAACAAATTAGATTTCGAAGATATAACCGATATTAATTACCAAAATACATTAGTAAGAGATTATATCCAAAGAATGATGCCCTTTACAACTGATGCGGACTTAGATGCATTAGAAGTAATCAACACGGACATAAATAATAGAATAGTACAAGAGGAAGTACATAGAAACATACATTGGAAACCAATCAAATTCACATTCAGTAATATGTTCTCTTATGGTGAGAACAATAAAATTGATTTTGCTAAGGTAGGTGGATTGATGGGATTATTCGCACCAAATGCTAGTGGTAAATCATCACTATTTGATGCTATATCGTTTTGTTTATTCGATAAGTGTAGTAGAGCATTCAAAGCTACCCACATTATGAATAATCGTAAATCCGATTTTCAATGTCAACTACATTTCCAAGTAAACGGAATTGATTTCCACATTAAGAGAACCGCTAAAACTATTAACAAAGGTAAGAACGTAAAAGTAGATGTACAATTTTGGAGAGAAGAGGGTGGAGTAGTTACATCACTTAACGGAACGGAAAGACGAGATACAAACGCAGTAATTGAACAATATGTTGGTAAGTACGAAGATTTCGTACTAACCGCATTGAGTTTGCAAGGTAACAATGCCTTATTCATTGATAAATCACAATCGGAAAGGAAAGACCTACTTGCCCAATTTATGGGATTAAATATCTTTGATAAATTATATGAAACGGCTACCGAAGATATTAAGGAAGTTGCAGTACTTATCAAAAATTTTAAGAAAACCGACTTTACGACAGAGTTGGCTGAAAAAGGATTAGAAAAGCAAACCAAAAAGGGAGAACTAAGAGCTAAGGAAAAAGAATTAGAAAGTAAAACAAATGATATTACTGATTTATCAAATCAAATACTTAATCTAACAAAGGAATTAGTTCCCGTAGATGCTAGTTTAGATTTGGAATCTTTAGAAAGAAAGAAGAACCAAATTGGATTGGATATTCTACACGTTCTTGCGGAAGAGAAAAATAAAAAAGGAAAGTTGGATGAATATACGGAATCTATTTCCGCAATATCACAATCAATTGAGGAAAACAAAACAATAAATGGAAAACCAATTGAAGATGCTAAAAGAGAATGGGATGAGTATAAAAATTCCATAAACGATACAGAACATCAAATTGAATTATTAGAACAATCGTTGGAATCAAACCGTGAAAAATTATCACATCTTGAAAAGCACGAATATGACCCGAATTGTCAATATTGTATGAACAATGTATTCGTTAAAGATGCGTTGGAAACAAAATCTAAAGTAGAGGAGCAGGAGGACTTATTATCAGAATTGGGTAATAAACATCAATCCCTAATTCAGCAAGCATCTTATATTTCCGATGTAGAAGAACAATGGGATACTTTAACTGAATTAAAATCTAAATACCAAAAAGCAATTGTAATCAAAGAAAAAACAATTGCGGAATTAAATGGATTTGAAACTCAAAAGAAATTATATGATACTCAATTGGAGCAGGTAAAAGTTGATATCCAAAAGTATCATGATAATGAAGATACGATTAAACGTAATAAACAAATCGAATCTATGATTGCCGGATTGAATAGAACAAAAGGTGAAATAGAATCGGAAGCTAAATCCATTAACAAAGATATTGCAGCATTGAATGGCTCTATTTCTTCATTAGAATCGTTTATAGGGAACATCAAAGCTAAGATGGATGAAGTTAAGGATTTGGAAGAAAAGAACCGCCTATACACCTATTATTTAGATGCAATCAAACGTGATGGTATTCCATATGAATTGATTTCAAAAGCTATGCCAGTTATTGAAAATGAAATCAATAATATACTTGCACAAGTTGTTGATTTTAGTATTGTAATGGATATCGATGGTAAATCAATTAATGCAAAGATTGTTTACGAAGACCAAGAATGGCCATTGGAAATGTGTAGTGGTATGGAAAAGTTCGTAAGTGGTTTGGCAATTAGAGTAGCCTTAATTAACATTTGTGGATTACCTCGTCCAAACTTCTTAGTAATAGATGAAGGATTTGGTACATTGGATGCAAACAATTTATCATCTTTATTTATGATGATGCAATATTTAAAAACTCAATTCGATTTTATATGGATGATTTCTCACTTAGAACAAATGAGAGATATCGTAGATGGATTGATAGAGATAAAAAAAATAGATGGATTTAGTAAGATTGATTTTTAACCTTATCAGCTCTTAACACACTCGCTTGAGGTTTAGTAACACCAACGTGTTTTTTAATCAAATTCTCTACTAAACTCCCCATCTTAAACCCATGTTCTTCACAATATTTTTTGAGAAGTTCGTGGGTTTCTTTTTTTATTTGTAACATAGAATATTTCATAACTTTATATTTCTTTAGTTTTTATTAGTTTTCTTTATATAAATATGAAGATAATATTTTTTTGAAATATTTATCTTTGTAACCCAAAAAGATATAATGGCAATTTTAAAGAAAACCCTTTTTGATGAAAGTTTAGAAACAGTTAATGTTTTAGTAAACGATACCGACCCTAATAGTAAGTATTTTAAAATAACAGAATTACCTGATACGTTTACGGGGGGTAAAAACGCATTCCTTATTCAAGGTTCGCCTGAATTGGTTTCCGATACAATTGTAAAAATTCAAATCAGAGATTCACAAGGTAAAATAATTTATCACGAACCAGGTGAAGGTATTCCTGAATACTTTGAAGGAACTTCTAAAGTTGTAGCTGTTTACATATATCCGGACACTTCGTTTGGACCGTGTACAATAACAATATTGGGAGAATTAAGTGAATATAGTTTCAATGGGGTTACGATACCTGTTCCTGAAAATTGGAAAGATACATATAATGTTAAATGGGAAAAACAAATAAATGTAAACCCAATATTAGCAAATACATCTAAAATAAGATTTTATCGTAGACCAAAAATCGATATAACTGAATCAATACTTCCAATTTATAATAGAAATGTAAGTAGAGTAACAGTATCTGGCTCAATAAATGGTACGGCTATTGTTCCTGCTGAATCTGAAGATTATAGAACATTTAAAGGAGTTTCGAGATATGAACTTTCATTAAATGGGTTATCTCAATTTTCCGAATCTATGGAAAGGGAAACCATACAAATAAATGGTTTACCAAAATCATATACTCCAATCCTTACGGATGTTACAACAAATAAAAAAGCATTTGTAGATGTACCATATTATACATCATCGGTTACATCTCCAAATTACTTTGAAGTAAAATCATTTCAATCGGCATCATTCACAATGTCTTATGATGAATCCGTTACATTAACAAATTCATCTATAAACACATCGTTTGCAACAATCAATATTACCGATTTAGAAACATTTAGTGGAGATGTAAATAGAATTAAAGTTTATGCAAGTTCTAAAAATGATTTAGGTGATTATCAATTGTTAGAAGATGTTCAATTAGAAAGCAATGAATTACTACTAACATCATCTTTCCAAAATCAATTAAATGTTAGAACAGGTTTATTTACCGATTCCATTTTATCATCATTTTGGACATCATCGGTATTAGAAAGTAGTGTAAATTTAAGCGTTGATAATTCTACTCTTTTAAAATCGGTTTTATTAACACCACAAAGTGATTATAGTTCATCCGTTGGTTTATTTAAATTTTATAATTCAGAATTAATAACTTTTACAAAAAACACGGAATATCAATTAGATTTTACACCATTACTTTCTGCGGCAGCTGATACATTTGGTGGAATTGAAGTTTATATGAGTGGTTCTGCATTTACACCGACTTCACTAACTACAAACTATGGTAAAAAGATTGGTGAACTAACTACAAATACTCAATTCAGAAAATACGATAAGCAACAAATAAACTTTAAGCCAGATTCGGATGGAGTTGGTAATTTAGTTTATGTTGTTAAGGGTGGAGTTTGGCATATTGGAGATATAAGTTTAAGAGCAGCGCAAGAATCATCTTTCTCACCAAATGAAATTACATTAACTGTAAATGTTCCAGTTAAAATCAATAATGAAACATTTGATTTTAAATTTGAGTTATACGATATAAATAATAATTACGTTCCTGTCCTTTTAGAAAAGGAATTTACATTTACAGGTGGTAATGATGTAAGTGTTGGTAGAAACTTAGAATTAAACGTTTCAAATACTTCATTTAACTTCTCAACCCAATCAGCGTTTCCACAATTTGTAACAATTGATTGGACAACAACGGGATTAACGGGTTCGGTAACTTTTAAATCACAGTCGGTTGATGTAAATGGAAATCTTATAACAGGCACCCCACAACCTGGTACATTGGATTATGTGGATGTAGATACGAAAACATTATCATTAGCAAACTTTACAGGTTCATCCACTTTGGGAGTTACTGTTGGAGCAATTAGTTATACGGCTAGTTGTGAAGATGTTAATAGATATTTTACTATCTTTAGAATAGACCAAGGTGCACCTGCAAGATTATTTTACGCAACCGCAGATAAAAATACATTCACATTTGACCCTGATGATAGATACAAATCTGATATTACTGATGATTATATTGATATTAGATTAGTTAGACAAAATTTACCGGCATATGAAAACTTTGGATTCACAATAGCATCCGGTTCAGAAGTTGGTACACCTCCACCATTACACGAAGTTGAAAGTGTTGGTAATGCAACTGTTTATAGATTATTTGTAACATCCTCTACACACCAATATAGTGTAACACCAATATCAGGTAGTGGATATGTTTATGATTTTGGTCAATCTCATTATGATTTTAAATATGATAGCGTTGATGGAGATTTTACTTCATCGGTAACAATTGATGCCGTATTAAAAGGAGATAAGGGTAAGGGATTAATAGCAACATCAGATAGAAATCAGTTCTTCTATAAAATGACTGATTTAACACCAACACCCTCTTCACAAACTGCAACAATATTAGTTAAAAGACAAAATTTGGGTAGTTTAACTACATCTATAACTTATACAAAAACAGGCTCTGGTCCAAACTTAACATTAGTTTCACAAAATGTTGGAAATGGTGTAGCTCAGTTTACAATGGATACATCAGCATACACATATAGTATGGGTGAAACAAAATATGTATTCCAAGCATCCGATTTAAATGGAGTCATATATTATGATGAAATAAGTTTAGCAGCACTAATAGCTGAATCACAAATATCAGTAAACTTAACAAATGAAAACGCAACTTTGCCAGCTCGTTCAACAGGATTTGTAGCAAGTGGTTCATTTGTTTTGACAAGCGGTTCGGTAAGTGTTAAAGTTGGTGGTGAGGATATTAGTAGACAAGAAGGGTTATCAACAAATAATAGATGGGATATAATTTCTGCAACTGGAACAGGATGTACACCAAACGATACAACTCCTGATGATGCAACTTATGGCATTACTACTTTAGCTGCCGATAGTGGTTCTTTGAGTTTAGTAGTACGATATAAAGATGGTAGAGGTACAGAAACCGATATTACAAAAGTTGTAACTTATACAAAAGCAAAAGCAGCGGCTCCATTATTATCAATATCAACAACAAACAAAGCTCAATCAGTTTCAGCAAAATCAACAGGCGAACAAATAGATTCATTCGCTAATTCGGTTGTAACTGTTGCAGAAACTTATAATGGTTCTACTTCAAATTTATCATTAACATTGTTAAGTGGAAGTAGTTCTGATTTATCAAATATTGTAACAAACAATTCCACAGGATTAATAACATTAAGTGGTAGAACTTTAGCAAATGGAACTAATGCAGCTTCACTTGCTGTAACCGCATCAGTTGTTGATTCCGAAGGACAAAGCAGAACATTAACAGATACGATATCATTAACAAAAGTTAAAAAAGCAGTACCGAGTGTAAGAATTTCTGCAACACCACAATCACAAACTGTTGCAGCAAACGCAGCTGGTACACAAACCGGCACATTAACAAATGTAACCATAACCGCATTAGAAGGAACTGATAGTAGATTCACTTCTATGGCGATAGCTTCTTCATCGGGTTTTTCAACTGCACCAACTGTTAGTGGAGCAACATTAACAATGACATCAGCAGTTATGAACGCAGATGAGGCATCGGTAACATTGACTGTAACTCATACCGATAGTGAGGGTACTACGGGTCAAACACAAACAATAACAATCCGAGCTTCTAAAATTAAGCAAGGAGAAAGTGGAGTAGTTGTAAATTTAAATCCATCATCTCAAATTGTAACAAGAAGCAATACCGGAACATATGGTACACCTAATACATTCGTAGTTAGTGTTACCGAAGGAGCAACAACATATACTTACGATGATTCATCTCCATATGGTGTTTCAACCTTTAGAATAACGAGTTTATCAGGCGGTACTAATAGTAATGGAACAATAACTCCAACTACACCAACAACTACTGCCGGCACAACTGTTACATTTAATGTTGTATATGTTAATGCTGCAGGAACTGAAGCAACTGTATCTCAAACACATAGAGTATCGGTTGCTTTAGATGGACAAACAGGACCGGGTGTTGTATTTACAGGAGTTTGGGAAGCTAGTAGAGCATATCAATTTAGTACAGGTGCCGGAACTGGCCGTAGAGATGTTGTACTTTGGAGTACAAATGGTAACGCACCATATGAAGTATATTATGCGGCAATCAGACAGCATACATCTGCAGCTGGAAATGTTGCCGATGGTGCTCCACATCAAACATCGCAAACGGGTTGGGAAAGTTTGGGTACACAAGATTTCTTTGTAGCAGCAAAGATTGGTTTGTTTGAAGATTCATATGTACAAAGTACATTGAATATTGGTACAAATAGTAATGGAGGAGTATCTTCCGCAAATATAACATTAGCAGGAGGAACTACAAATCCATATCTATCAATAGGACAAAGTGGTACAATTGGTTCACAAGGATATAACGTTAATGGTATATTTTTAGGATTAGATAGTGGAACTGCAAAGTTTAGCATTAAAAACGGAGATACATCATATATAAGATGGACAGGAACTTCCTTAGAAATAAAAGGTTCACTAAACTTTACAAACCAATCATCAGTAGATTTAACTGGCTTTGGTGGATATACTACTTTATCAGGAAGTGTTAATACTGCACAATTAACCGCAAATTCGGCTGGAACTACTGCTACTAATGCAAGTGCATCAGCGGCAACCGCACAAACAACCGCAACCAATGCAGCAACTGCCGCATCAAACGCAGCAACAGCAGCATCAAACGCACAATCAACCGCTACAAATGCTATAAACACATTACAGGCGGTAGTTGATGGTAACTCTACATTGACAGGAACTTTTATTAATGACCAATTTATATATTCTCCAAATATAGCAGGACAAAATGGATATTTTTCTGATATATTCAGAGTAGGTTCTAGTGGTATTACATTAGATGGTACTAATAAAAGTATATATGTTGGTGGTGGTAATTATAATAACGCAGATACTCCGTTTTATTTTAAATCGGGTTCTACGAATGTATTTTCTTTAGGAGATAAATTAAGTTTCAATGGTAGTTCATTGACGGTAGCAGGTACTATAAACGCCACAGCTGGTAATTTTAGTGGAAACATAACATCAACCGCAACAATTAGTGGTGGTACAATTAGTGGTGGTACAATTAGTGGTGGTAGTATTAATATTGGTAGCGGTAAGTTCACAGTTTCTTCAGATGGTACATTATCAGCAACGGGAGCAAATATTGATGGATTTATAACCGCACAGCAAGGTAATATAGGTGGTTGGACAATTAATGCAGATGGGTTATCTTTTCAAAACACAGGTGCTACAAGGGGTGTAAAATTAAATAGTGTTAGAGGGGCGTTGGAAGTTTCTACATCTGGGTCTGTAACTGTTGATATTAATAGTAATGCATTTTTAACCGATTTAACAGCAGGAACATCTATATGGACTCCAACTTCTTGGGGACCAATTCCACAGGGAACTTTTTTAGGAGATGGTACTCCTAGATATAATTCCGTTGGTGCACCATCATTTACATTAAATGCGGGGGAAACATATCAATTTTCTATGGGTACTGGGTATATACCAACTGTGACTGTATATACAAATGATTATAATGTAGTACAATATGGTGTAGTAATATCAACATCATCAACCCCAACATATGATAATGCGAATTTTATTATAGCAGACTCAAGATATAGATACACTGCTGGAACAGTTCAACCTGGACCATTAAATGGTTCATTTACTGCGACCAGTACAGGTACTTATTATATAAGAGCATATATATTAGCATATTCTTATTATCAGGATTTTAATGGAAATTATGTAGCATCGAATGTTAGGTTAGATGGAGATTTCTATTATTATGGTTCTACGATTAATAGGAATACACAAAAAACAGAAATAGTTGGTGGAGGTATTCAAGTAGTTAAAGATAATGATACATACTTTAAAGTAGATAGAAACGCAACGGGAGCAAACTATGACCCATTTGTAAAAAGCGTTGGTTCAAGTATTCAATTTTATGGTTCTGCAGGAGTTGGGTATGATAACAATATGATGATTGATTATTGGAATTCAATTCTATTAAAAAGTGAAAATGCTTATATTCAAATGGGTAATGGTTCAGATTATATGGGCGTTTATCCATTAAATGGTATTAGAATAAGCCCTGCAGCTGCCGGAGCTGGAACTGGGTATATACAATTAGAACCATCGAGTGGAAACTATGCAGTAGTTGGTACACCCAATGACCCAAATGATAGAATTAAAGTTGCTAATAACCTAAATCCATCAGACGAAAATATAAAAACTGAAATAGAAGATTTAAATGATGATAGTTTAACAAAAATAAAAGAGTTAAAATTAAAAACATATAAATTTATAAATACAGAAACAAAAGTTCCAAGCGGACATACAAAAGTTGGAGTAATTGCGCAAGAAGTTCAAAAAACTTCTTTAAAAAATTTAGTAGTAGCAGATGCCGGAGGTTGCTTATGTGTTGATTATGATTCTATATTTTCACATTTAATACATGCTGTTCAAATTTTATCAAATAAAGTTGAAGAATTAGAAGAAAAAATAAGTGGTAGTGTATGATAGTATTCATAACAACAGGTTATAATGAAAATGTTATAGGTGGTTCGGATTTATGGGTTTCCAATTTTATAGATAACATATTTCCTTTAATTAAAGAACCATTTGCTTTATTAATAGATGGTAGACCTTATATAAATCGTAAAGAAGGTTTTTATAAATTATACACATTTGATAACGATGGGAAGGTAGATGCTTTATTAGATTCTGCAGATAAAATAGTTTTTCTACATCACTCATATAAACCAAATCCAATAATTAAAAAATACTTACATAAAATCCACACAACATTTGTTCATGCATTCATACCGGATATGCTAAAGTTAAATTCGGATTATGAAAATATTATGACGAAATTAGATTGGGAATGGCAAAAAGATATATTGGATAATTCCGATAATATAGTTTGGATTGGATATGAAGATGATACCATACATAAAAGTTATCCACACGTTATTAACATTACAAATTACTATGAATGGAAACAAAGCAAACCATTTTTAGGAATTATTAGTAATCGAATTGGATATGCTGCGAGATGTGAGACAAGAAAAAATGCACACTATTTAGATAATCAACCTTCTATAATATTTTCTAACAAATACGATTATAAAAGAATGTTAGAAGGTTCTAAAATAAATTCGGAATATCATAGATTTATGGAGTTTGAATACCGATTTCATCAGAAATTTTTTGAAAGTAATTTTCAAATATTTCACGGATGTTATACAAAAGAGCCATTTGGTTATGCAATCTTTGATGCAGTAGATAATGGTAAAGTTCCAATTATACATACTGATTGGATGAAACATATTAATTACAAATATAGGGCAAATACTAAATCAGAATTTAATCACAAATATTTACAAATTTTAGAAGATAGTTTTGATGTTATTGATTCCGAATTTTGTAAACTAAGAAGTGGGTTAACTGAATATACTAACAAACAAAAATGGGTTACTGAAATATGCAAAGTCTTATCAATTTAAATAGAGTTAAAGATTATTTAACAAATAATCATTATATAAATACCGATGGTGTTATAATAAGAAATCCCGTTTCGTATAGATGGACGCATGGTGCGACTGATTTACATTTGGGTGATGGTCTTTTAGTGTATTCTTTTATACAATTTATTAGAGCAAAGGTATGTGTATGTATTGGAACGGGTGGTGGGTTTATTCCACGCCTTATGACTCAATCACGATATGATTTATGGGAGCAAGGTATATTTGAAGGAAAAAATACAAATGAGTGGGGTGATATAGGAACTACTATAATTGTAGATGCATCAAATGGTGTGGGAGGATATACTGATTGGACAGATACTAATTCTTTTCTAAGACAACATTTCCAACCACAGGTTATTTTAGAAACTTCCGAAAGAGCATTCTATGATTATTTTGTAAGACAAGATATTAAGATTGATTATTTACATATTGATGGCGACCATTCTTATGAGGGGGTTAAAAAAGATTTTGAATTATATTCAACTATTATGTCAGAAAATGGTATTATAACAATACACGATACAGACCAAAAATATCAAGATACACTAATTATAGCTGAAGAAGCTAAAAAAGATTTCGTTCCATTTGACGGGCCTGCAAAATTTATTAAAGAATTAGAAAATAATTCAGAATGGAATTTGGTAAATTTAAAAAATTTTCGTACTTTTACACCTAAAGCAACAAGTACAGGTTTAGCAATATTAAGTAAAAAGTAATATATATAGATATACAAATAAGTTATGATTAAACCAAAATTGGTAACAGTTACGGGCCATCGTACCAATACATTACGACATCAATTGAATCACTATAAAGATATGGTGAGCGATATTTTCGTTGTTGTATATGAAAATTCCGAAACAAATAAAAAAATAGAATTTGAGATAGCAGATATATGCTCTGATTTTGGATTAAAAATTCATAAAGTAAAAACACACAAACCATTTGATTGGGAAATGGTTACAAAGTTATATAATGAAACAAAATTACTTTTTCCAGATGATTGGTGGATTGTGGCAGATGATGATGAATTACAACTATATTCAAAACCGATTTCAGAAATTATAGATGATTGCGAAATAAATGGTTGGAAATTTGTAACTGGTGGATTTATAGATAGAATTGGTATAGATGGAGATTTTCCATCAATAGACGATGATACCAATCTTTGGAAGGAATTTCCAATGGCTGGATTTTTTAGATATCCAATGAGTGGAGCATGTCCAAATAAAGTTACACTATGTAAAGGAAATATAGAAGTTTCCAATGGGCAACACTACGCTTTGATAGATGGTGAAACTACTTGGAAATGGAGAGGATGGAATCATCCACTAAGATATCCAATAGATAAAAATTTTACACAGGTACATCACTTTAAATGGGATTCAACAGTAAGAAGAAGATTAAAAGCTGTTGCCGATATTAATAGTGATTATTCTTATTCAGATGAATATAGAAGAATGTATGATACTTTAAAAGATAATAAATTTATATTAGATGTATCAAAGCCAGAATATATGTTTGAAATGTGTTCAACTCCAAATTACGAAAATTATAAAAATTGGAATCATTTAAGTAAAAAAATTATAAGTTTATAATGAAAGGAACAAAGGATAAAAAGTTAGCTATAATAGTACCTTATACAGAAAATCGATTGGATGAGATGTATAAGTTTTCCGGTCATATGGAATATTTTTTAGAAGATAAAATGGATTATACCATTCATTTTATGAATCAAAAATATGCCGATTTATATTTTAATTATGGTAAATTATGTAATATAGGATTTGAATTGACAAAAGATGACCACGATTATTTTGTTTTTCAAGATATAGACCTAAAGATGAAAGATGCGATTATTGGTTTTCCGATAAGCCAACTCATTTATGTCCAAATTTAAGACCATATGCGGATTGGATTGGCGGTGCGTTTAAAATCAATAAACAGCAATTTCAAAAAATAAACGGATTTAGTAACGATTATTGGGGTGGTGTATTTCATTGGAATGATTTACATTATAGATTAAACAAAAAGGGATATTTAAGTCTTAGTAAATTTTTTACAAAGAATCTATATAAACCACATATTTTAACCGATAACAAATTAGCAAATAGGGAAATTAAAAAAACAATATATCCGTTTTTATGTAGTGATAATATATGTGGAGTTATCAAATCAAACAAAGTTACCAATTTAACATTCAATGATTCATTTACTATTTCTGCAAATGTTTATATAAACGATGACCAAATTCAGAACGCATGTATTGTTGGTAAAAAAGGATATGATATTGGTTTATTCGTAATGAAAAACGAAGCCATTGTTGCACAAATTTGGAATAACAAAAAAGAATTACAACAAATATGGTTTCCACACAGAAACTACTGTAATGAGTGGGTTAATATAGGCCTTACAGTTGATTTGAATAATTCTGAAATGATTTTATATTTGAATGGCAAAGATGTTAGTAGATTACAAATCTCATCAAATATTAT